CTGGTCGCCGCGCGTCGCGCTCGTCAGATGCAGGTAGGCGGAAAGGATCCGCTGGTACCGGAAGAAAACGATAAAACTACCGTTATCGCACTGCGCGAAATCGAAGAAGGTCTGATCAACAACAAGATCCTCGACGTTCGTGAGCGCCAGGAACAGCAAGAGCAGGAAGCCGCTGAATTACAAGCCGTTACCGCTATTGCTGAAGGTCGTCGTTAATCACACTGCGGGTCGCCCTTGTATCTGTTTGAAAGCCTGAATCAGCTGATTCAAAACTACCTGCCCGAAGAGCAAATTAAACGTCTTCGGCAGGCTTATCTCGTTGCACGTGACGCTCACGAGGGCCAGACACGTTCAAGCGGTGAACCCTATATCACGCACCCGGTAGCGGTAGCCTGTATCCTGGCCGAGATGAAACTCGACCATGAAACGCTGATGGCCGCTCTGCTGCACGACGTGATAGAAGATACCCCCGCCACCTACCAGGACATGGAGCAGCTTTTCGGTAAAAGCGTTGCTGAACTGGTAGAGGGGGTGTCAAAACTTGATAAGCTTAAGTTTCGCGACAAGAAAGAGGCCCAGGCTGAAAACTTTCGCAAAATGATTATGGCGATGGTGCAGGATATCCGCGTCATCCTTATCAAGCTCGCTGACCGCACCCATAACATGCGCACGCTGGGCTCATTGCGCCCGGACAAGCGCCGCCGCATCGCCCGCGAAACGCTGGAAATCTACAGCCCTCTGGCGCACCGTTTAGGTATCCATCACATCAAAACCGAGCTCGAAGAGCTGGGCTTTGAGGCGCTGTATCCTAACCGCTACCGCGTCATTAAAGAGGTGGTTAAAGCGGCGCGCGGCAACCGTAAGGAGATGATTCAAAAGATCCTCTCCGAAATCGAAGGGCGCCTGCAGGAAGCGGGAATTCCCTGTCGCGTTAGCGGTCGCGAAAAGCATTTGTACTCCATCTACTGCAAGATGGTGCTCAAAGAGCAGCGCTTTCACTCGATTATGGATATCTACGCTTTCCGCGTGATTGTCCATGATTCCGACACCTGCTACCGCGTGCTTGGCCAGATGCACAGCCTTTACAAGCCGCGTCCGGGTCGCGTCAAAGACTATATTGCCATTCCAAAGGCGAACGGCTATCAATCTTTGCACACCTCGATGATCGGCCCGCACGGCGTCCCGGTTGAGGTACAAATTCGTACCGAAGACATGGACCAGATGGCGGAAATGGGGGTGGCGGCGCACTGGGCTTATAAAGAGCACGGCGGCGAGAGCAGCACCACGGCGCAAATCCGTGCCCAGCGCTGGATGCAGAGCCTGCTGGAGCTCCAGCAGAGCGCCGGTAGTTCATTTGAATTTATTGAGAGCGTGAAATCCGATCTGTTCCCGGATGAGATTTACGTTTTCACCCCGGAAGGGCGCATTGTCGAACTGCCCGCCGGCGCGACGCCGGTGGATTTCGCCTACGCGGTGCATACCGACATCGGCCATGCCTGCGTCGGCGCCCGCGTCGACCGCCAGCCGTATCCGCTGTCGCAGTCGCTCTCCAGCGGCCAGACGGTGGAAATCATCACCGCGCCGGGCGCACGTCCGAACGCCGCATGGCTGAACTTTGTCGTCAGCTCGAAAGCGCGCGCCAAAATTCGCCAGCTGCTGAAAAATCTTAAGCGCGACGACTCCGTAAGCCTCGGGCGCCGCCTGCTCAATCACGCCCTCGGCGGTAGCCGCAAGCTGGCCGAGATCCCGCCAGAGAACATTCAGCGTGAACTTGAGCGCATGAAGCTGACCACGCTTGACGATCTGCTGGCCGAAATCGGCCTCGGCAACGCCATGAGCGTCGTGGTAGCAAAAAACCTGCAGCAGGGTGAAACCACCGCCGTGCCTGTACAGCCAGCGCCTGTCGGCCATAATCATCTGCCGATTAAAGGCGCGGATGGCGTGCTGATCACCTTCGCCAAATGCTGCCGCCCGATCCCCGGCGACCCGATTATCGCGCACGTCAGCCCGGGCAAAGGCCTGGTTATTCACCATGAGTCCTGTCGTAACATTCGCGGCTATCAGAAAGAGCCGGAGAAATTTATGGCGGTCGAGTGGGACAAAGAGACAGCGCAGGAATTTATCACCGAAATCAAGGTGGATATGTTCAACCATCAGGGTGCCCTGGCGAATCTTACCGCGGCGATCAACACCGCTTCTTCCAATATTCAAAGCCTGAATACGGAAGAGAAAGATGGCCGCGTTTACAGCGCCTTTATTCGCCTTACCGCGCGCGACCGCGTGCATCTGGCGAATATCATGCGCAAAATTCGCGTCATGCCGGATGTAATAAAAGTCACCCGTAACCGAAACTAGCTCTTCCACAAAATCATTCGAATTGCGTCAAGGCGGCAAGCGAATGACAAATCTGCCGGGAGCAGATTTGAACGCTGCTTACAGCGGCCCCGTAAAGGGCAAGGCCCAGGAATGGGCCGCGTAATCCGCAGCGATTAAAGAGTCATTCGAAGGATGGAAGTATCATGAATTTACAGCGTTATGCGCGTATCTGCGAGATGCTCGCCAGGCGCCAGCCTGACCTGACAGTCTGCATGGAGCAGGTCCATAAGCCTCATAACGTCTCTGCGGTCATTCGTACCGCAGACGCCGTTGGCGTGCATGAAGTGCACGCCATCTGGCCAGGTAGCCGTATGCGTACCATGGCCTCCGCGGCCGCCGGCAGCAATAGCTGGGTGCAGGTCAAAACCCACCGTACTATTGGCGAGGCTGTCACGCATTTAAAAGGCCAGGGCATGCAGATCCTGGCGACCCATCTCTCTGATAACGCCGTCGATTTCCGTGAAATCGACTATACCCGTCCCACCTGTATCCTGATGGGGCAGGAGAAAACCGGCATTACGCAGGAAGCGTTAGACCTGGCGGACCAGGACATCATCATTCCGATGATTGGCATGGTGCAGTCGCTGAACGTTTCCGTCGCCTCAGCGCTTATCCTCTACGAAGCCCAGCGCCAGCGGCAGAACGCCGGCATGTACCGGCGCGAGAACAGTATGCTGCCGGAAGAAGACCAGCAGCGCCTGCTGTTTGAAGGCGGCTATCCGGTGCTGGCGAAGGTCGCTAAACGCAAGGGACTTCCCTACCCCCACGTCAACGAGCAGGGCGAAGTCGAAGCCGATGCCGCGTGGTGGGCCACCATGCAGGCGGCGAAGTAATCATGCAGGGCCGTCTGCTGGATGCGGTGCCGCTCAATTCCCTGACGGGCGTTGGCGCGGCCCAGAGCAGTAAGCTGGCAAAAATCGGCCTGCATACGGTACAGGATCTGCTTCTGCACCTGCCGCTACGCTACGAAGACCGCACCCATCTGTATCACATCGGCGAACTGCTGCCCGGCGTTTACGCCACCGTTGAAGGCGAAGTCCTCAACTGCAACATCACTTTCGGCGGCCGCCGGATGATGACCTGCCAGATAAGCGATGGCTCCGGCATCCTCACCATGCGCTTTTTTAACTTCAGCGCGGCGATGAAAAATAGCCTGGCAACCGGGCGTCGCGTGCTGGCCTACGGAGAGGCGAAGCGCGGTAAGCACGGGGCGGAGATGATCCATCCGGAATATCGGGTTCAGGGCGACATGAGTACCCCTGATTTACAGGAAACGCTGACCCCGGTATATCCCACCACCGAAGGCATCAAGCAGGCTACGCTGCGTAAGCTCACCGACCAGGCGCTGGAGCTGCTTGAAACCTGCGCGATCGCCGAACTGCTGCCGCCTGAGCTGGCGCAAGGGATGATGAGCCTGCCGGACGCCTTGCGCACGCTGCATCGCCCGCCGCCCTCTTTACAGCTTAGCGAGCTGGAAAGCGGCAAACATCCGGCTCAGCGGCGCTTAATCCTGGAAGAGCTGCTGGCGCATAACCTCAGCATGCTGGCGCTGCGGGCAGGCGCCCAGCGCTACCACGCCCTCGCGCTCAGCGCTAACGACACGCTAAAAGATAAGCTGCTGGCCTCCCTCCCCTTTACGCCGACCGGCGCGCAGGCGCGCGTCACGGCTGAAATCGAGCGCGATATGGCGCTGGACGTGCCGATGATGCGTCTGGTGCAGGGGGACGTGGGCTCCGGTAAAACCCTGGTCGCCGCGCTTGCCGCCCTGCGCGCCAT